GACAAAAGCGCTGGACCATCAGGCCGGCGTGCAGCACCTCATCAGCCATTAAGGCCTGAGCGACTGCGTCGTCTTGGCGCAGCTCGAGGCCGCTGGAAACGTCAGCGAACATTGGCCGCCCCCTTCTTACTGAGCAGGCCAGCAACGGCATAGCCGGCGCTTTTCTGGTTGAACGACTGCACGAAGTCAGCACAGGCGGCCGACTCGGTGAAATAGAGGTTACTCACCAGGCACGCCGTCGCAGCCTTCACCACGACCCGCGCCTCAGAGAGGCCACGCAGGCGAGGGAGCTCGAGCACCAGGACAGATTGACCACCCGCGACACGGAACAAGCGAACCGACTTCATTCGTCGGCCCCTTTGCGTGATGGTGGCGCGATCAATTGCGCAAAAGCGTGACTGTCACGCTTTGCGAGATCCGCCCCGGCGATCGCCAGAGCAGCAAAAACAGGAGCGAACAGGGCCTGAAAAGCCTCAGGATCTTTTTTGGCCAAGGCAGACGAGCCATGCGCCAGCAGAGTCAGCGCCTCGGCTGACTCCTCGAATCCGCCAGCCTTGCAGACGTCGATCATGGCCTGCACGGTGCCGCCGTAGAGGGTCATCGCAGGCAGGTGGAAAGCCTCGGCTTTCAACTTGGATTGAGCCTCGCGCAGTCGCTTCTTTTGCTGACGCTCCCGGTTCTGCCGCTTGACCTTCTCGGCCTTTGTTTCACCAGGAGCGGCGCCGAAACGCTCGGCCAGCACCTCTTTATCGGTCGGAATGACGTCAGACTTTGCGATCGAGCTGACCAGGCGCAGGGCGGCACTCATAGCGGCTCGCCTTTCATATGCGCCAGGAGCAGCATAGGAAGCGGTCTGCCGGTGCCTGTAGACAGGGCCATCATTTCGTTAAACATGGCCGAAATCGCCTCGGCGCCTTCTGTCAGCATTTTGTCGACCTCGGCCGGGTCGTCGCTGACGTCGTATTTGCCGTCGTGTGCTGGGGCGCTTGCAGCCAGGAAATCACCGATAGACTTCGTGACCTCGCCCAGGTTGGACAAGGCCGAGGACGGGCCTACCAGGCCGACCAACTGAGGGATACGAACGTCGAAGCAGCCAGCCATTGCCAGCAGCTCGTGACGGGCGGCCTGCTGATACTCAGGCGGGAGGCAGGACAACCAAACCCATTTCCATTCGAGAGGGAAAGGCTGCGTTTCGTGAAAGACGCGCCCGACGCGAGTCGCCCAGGTTTTGCGGGTACGTTGATACGTCTCAACGTCCTCCGGGATCTCTAGGGGCTCAATAAGACGAGCAGCGGCCAGAGCGGGCGCCAGACGATCGCTGGCGAAACGTTCGATCGACCAGTCCGAATGGGCAAACCATCGGCTAGTCTGTTCGACAACCACATCTCTTTCCGTCCGCGTAGTCATAGCACCTTTCCCTGTTTTATAGGTCGCATGTAGCCATGACTACATTCTCTATATTTAGAGCAAAAATGCAAATAAATTTCTTTATACCGAGTGGTGCCGCTGCGCATCCAGAGGGGACAATAATTAAGAGAAAAGGAGAGGGAACAATGCAACGCGACTACACAATCGGCACCGCAATACGGAAGCGGCGGCAAGCCCTTGGATGGTCGTTACAGCGCCTGATCGACGCCTCGCATATCGAGATGTCGACCGGGCACTTAGCGACCCTCGAAACGAAAGATATGGCGCCCAGCGTCTACGTCGCCGACGCGCTCGCGAAAGGTTTGGGAACAACGATCGACGTTTTGCTGCGCGAGGCGAGCGACCCGACAGCGTTCAGCGCACCCAGCGAGCACACCCAGCGCGTCCCAATTATCCAATGGGACTACGCGGCGAAATGGGCTGAGCACCCTGATCCTAGACGCCTTCCGGCCGGTTCTGCGTGGGTTATGCCACCAGAAACGCCACCAGGCAGGATCTTTGCTTTGAGAGTGCGTGACGAACTGATGCAGGCGCCGAGCGGGGTCAGCTTTCCAGTCGGCTATACGATCTTTGTCGATCCAGGTCGGAGGGCTGTCGCCAATGACTTTGTGGTCGGCCACATGGGCGACCCGACTGCACCAGTCTTCAAGAAATTGACATTGGACGGATCGGCGTACTACCTACGCGCGCTGAATCCACAGTTTCCCATGCAACAGGTGGATGATACATTCGAGGTGATCGGGGTCGTCGTAGGTCTACGCGCGGCGTTCGACAAGGGAGTGGTTCTATAAAAAGAGCATCACCGTCTTCTAAATATAGAGAGGACGACGTAAAGTAGCGGGGCTACCCGCTAACGAGCTATTTTTTTCAAAGGCCAGAAAGGACAAAGGCCGGGGGCTTTAGCACCCCCGGCCTTCGCGATAGACGCACACCTTGCGGTGTTTTACTGAGCAATCGGTTATCTGTTTTAGCGGGCAGGTAACACGACTTTCACACTCGAACTTTGCCGTTCAGTGCTCAGTTTAGACCCGTGTAAACGGACGTCAATCGTTTGTACTTTTTCACCTTTGTACTTTTGACCAAAGGGACAAAATGACAAACGTACAAAAGAGCACAGGGCTAGGCTCCTTCTACGAGGAGCGTTTCAACTCCGATCCTTACGACCTTATGGCCTATTTCGATGCGGACATTTCCGCAGCGGCAGCCGACGCCTCGGTTAAATGGTCATCGGTAAGCGCCAGCGTTCGCCTCAACGGCGATCGCCTCAAGAAATACTCAAAGGTGAAGGTCGAAGCGACCGACGCTCGCTACACCGGCAAGGTGATGGTCTGGGGCGAGCTGAAACGCTCGACTCCAAAAAACGCCGATCAGTCGCCGATTGATTTCCCTTACCTGACTTTCAGCAACAACGTCACCGGGGCTTCGACCTGGTCTGGCTTTGGCGCGCTCCTCGATCTGTACAAGGCCGAAAAGGGCCTCGAAGTCAGCGACCGCGATCGCGCATTTCGCGATAAACAAGAAGCCAAGCGCGCCGAACGTGCGGCACGGCTCGAGGCCGAGGCGGCAGCTGCTGCGATCCAGGCCGAGCGTATCCATAACGAGCGCCTGGCCTACGAGCGCACCTGGTTGATCGGCGAGCGCAGCGTTTTCGAGGTCGAGCTCAAGTCTGGCCGCGTCATCGAGAGCTTTGTCGAGTTCGCTGGAATCGAGGACGGCAGCGCGCCTTACCTGCAGGAAAAGCAAATTTCCGAAATCGTGTCACGCTTCGAAATGAAACGTTTGCGTGACAGTCACGGTGTTTTTACCGCCGTGCCGATGTTCGATATTTACCGCAATTTCCTCGGCCTGCAGCGCATTTACCACGACGAAAAACGAACCAAAATGCAAGGCCGGGGCGTCAAGATGGACGGCGCGCACTGTATCCTCGGCGATATTGATACGGCCGAGTACCGCTATGGTGCCGAAGGCTTCGCGACCGGCGCCAGTGTCTACCTGGCCGAGCTGGCCGCAGGCCGTAACGTAGCCGTGATCGTCGCGTTCAACGTCGACAACCTGGTCAAAGTGCTGACCAACTACAACAAGCATTACCCAGCCTGGCGCTTCCTCAATGCCGCCGACAATGACCAGTGGAAAACATCGGGCAACGCCGGGTTGCTGGCCGCGCTTGAGCTGCACAAAGAATTTCAGCACCCCGGAATTGTTCCCCCGTTCGAACTTGGCGAGGAGGAAATCGCCGAGGCCAAGCGCACTGAAAAAGGCCCAACCGACTGGAACGACTACCACGTCGCCTACGGGCTCAAAGCCACGGCAAAGGCCCTGCACGCTCGAGCCAGCGTCTTTCGCGCCGAGAAAGATTGGTTCTCTTATTGCCTGCAGCGCGTTTCGCTCAGCGGTCGCCAGGCCGAGAAGCCGGCAAAAATGGCGATCAATGCCGGCATGAACCTCGTGCCGATCAAACATGACGTCGACCACGTTATCAACACGGTGCTGCGCGAGCTGCCTGCCATTATTCCCGACGCTATCCGCGCGAAGCTGCGCAGCTTCGCTCTATGGATCAACCGGGACAAGCTGAGCCGCGCCCAGCAGCTGCGCAGCTTCTCGCCCGAAACTCTCAAGAAAGCACACATTCAGTACATGCCGATTGCGGCCACCCCTCACCCCGTCCACGGCGCGCCTATGGTGCCCGCGCACGTTGCCGACTTGATCGAAAGTCTCGAGGGTATCGTCGTCCTGCGTTCGCCTATGGGCTCGGGTAAAACCGAGGAGGTCATCGCACCGATTCTGCAGGCCTCGGAAAAGGGCGCCTATGTTGCGCACCGCATTTCTCTGCTCGACGATGCGGCCGCTCGCCTCAACTTGAAGCGCGGCACCATTCAGCAGGCCGACGTGCAGGTCGAGCATTATCGCGAGGTACATTCCTGGCAGATGCCTTTCGTTTCGCACCTGGCCTGCTGCGTCAACAGCCTGACCAATCGCAAGTTTTACAACTCCGAGGAACGCAGCTGGTTCACCACGCTGGAAACGCTCTGCATCGACGAAGCGAGCCAGGTTATCCGCCACACCACCACCGGCCCGGTTGCGGATCGCGTCAAGGTTATGGATTCGCTGATTAACGCCGTGGCCTCGGCCAAGCGCGTACTGCTCTGCGACGCCGACGCGAACGACACTGTTATCGAGTTCTGCGAGCTGGCCCGCCCTGGCCAGGTCATCACCGTTATCGAGATCATCGGCCATAACCAGCAGATCCGCGTCGACCACGGCGACGAGGAAAGCGTCTGGCAGCTGGCCGTCGATCAAATCTGCGCCGGGCGCCGCGTGATGGTGGCCAACGATTCCGCCGAGAGCGCCAAGAAAATGGCCGCACTGATCGAGGATAAGGTCAAAAAAGGCGAGATCGATCCGGTTCGGATGCTGCTCGTTCACGCTGATAGCAAGGCCGATGAGGACGTCGAGGAGTTTCTGCGAAAGCCCTCGGCCGAGGCGCTCAAGTACGACGTGCTGATCTATTCGCCGGCCATTTCCTCGGGCGTGTCAATGTCGTGGATAAAGCCGCACTTTGACTGCCATTTCGGGCTATTCAGCGGCAACTCGGTCGGCCCGTCCGACGCCCTGCAGATGCTACGCCGCGATCGGACAGCAAAGCACTACATCATCGGAATCGGCCACACCTCTGGCCAGCGTGAAACTAATCCCGACGTGCTCTATCGTGGCATGCTGGTACTCGAGGGCCTGGCCTGCCAGATCGACAACACACCCGACGAGTACCGCGTCACCCGCAAAAAAACCGCGTTCGATACGGTTTACCTGTCTGCCGTCTCCTCGGAAAACAAGTCCCGCTCGAACTTCGCCAATAACCTGCTGCTGATGCTGCAGGGCGAGGGTTATCTCGTGCAGCGCCTCGATCTGAAAGGCGCCGAGGAGGAACTAACCCAGGCATCGCGCGAAAACCGCAAGTTCGCGGGCGAACTCGTGTTTTCCAAGCGTATGGATCTGCTCGACAGCGTCACCACGCCGACAGAGGAGGAGTTTCTAAAGCTCAACCGTCAGGAAGTGCGCAGCGAGAGCGAGAGCGCCCAGGTCGACCGCTACCACATCGAGCATCAGCTCGGCGTAGACGAGATCACCGCCGACGACGTCTCGTTTTATGACGATCGCGGTATCGCCAAGGTAGTGGCGCTCGAGCTGCTGCAGTCGACCGAAGCACAGGCGCAGGCCTACGACCTCGCGCAACGCAAAGCGCGCGTGGTGCTGACTCAACATCGCTTCAAGGCATCGCCACGCGCCATGCTCGAGCAGATTTTCGAGATCCTAACTATCAATCGGCACACCGGGGCGGGCAAGTTCGGCAGCGATCAGTGCCGCCAGGTGCTCGCGCTGATCAAAACCGACCAGGACACGCTAGACCTTTACAACACGCTCAAGCTAGGCCGCTACGTGCCGACACTCGGCTCGAAGGTCTGCGCAACCACCCTCGTTAAGTCGATTCTCGAGCGGCTTGGGCAGTCCACGAAGAAACACAAAACGAGCACGCACAACTTTTACACCCTCAACGAGGAGAAATGGACCTTCGTTATGGCCTACGTGTCGCGCCGTGCGGCGAAAAACGTCCACTCCCTTACCACGCACGACCATGAAACCACTCATCAGCCTCTGCTGGCCCCTGAGGAGCTTCCAGCGGATCATGCCGCCCTTCTGAACGCAGGCGCGATCAGGGCTGGAATGGATACTTTGCAGTATGAGTGTGTAAGTACATTTGAAAAGTATCCACTGAGTATTGCTGAGAGAGTGTTTGCCGTCGCTTCGCTTTGCGACCTCCCTCACGGTACGCCAGTTGCGCGCGTGATCGGGGCGCTGAGGCCCGAGGTGGTAATGGGGCTGGCTCGGCCTGACGTCGACCTTGCATCAGCTAAATGGACATTGAATTACGCAGCGAAGCTCATGCGGTCCTAACCGCGTTATACTGTATGAAAGTACAGTGGTGGCTTTTTAATACGAGGGGAGGGATTCACCTTGCAGTGCCAGGAAAAAATGGACAAAGCGTCCGCCAAACTCAGCCGCGCCAAATCAGCGCTTAGCATGGCCACGAAGGCCGGAATGGAAGCAACACGCGGAGAGCTGCTCGACATGATCGCGACAGCGTTCGAGCAGATAGAGGAGGCCGAGACGGAGCTCAGAGAAGGGGAAAATCGAGATGTGCTGCCGGGGCAATTAACCCCGGCAAGCGTTGAATATGCGCCGGCAGGCCTTGAATATACGCCGGGTCAGGCGCGGGTTTTGCCGCTGGCGGCGGCGAACAAGGCCATCTGAGCTTCTTCCTTGCTGTCGCCTTCGCCCCTGGCGATTTCGACGCCATTCAATTTGGCGACAGCAACAAAACGCCCTGAGATTTCGGAAACAGAGATCCTCGGCTTAGCATTTGATACCTCTGTCGGAACAACCGGCGTGACCGCTCGGCTTGAGCGGTTAGGCGTTGCCAGAGCCTCACTGGCCATAGCCAGATAGTCTTTAATCGCTTGCCGGTGACTACCCACGTTCACAGAGATCGCTTTCTGCGAGATAAGGACGTCAGGCGACGCGGCCACAGCCTTTTTCACCCAATTATGAATGCGCTGCAAGGCGACGCCGCCAGCGGCTTGCTCGTCGAGGGCCTCGAGGGCCTCGAGCCGACTGGCGTACTTGCTCACCGGCTCGGCCGGCGCCTCGTTGATGTAGCTGATTTTGAAGGCCTTGTAACTCTCCTGAGTGTCCATGTCCTCATGGCCCAGCATTTCGCGCCAGAACACCGTTTCGTTAACGGTTTTCCATCGAGCGTCCCGCGTGAAATGGATTTCGAAAACGATCCGAGCCCAGATCGCGCGACTGTCTTTGAACACCCAACTCTCGCCGCCAAATACTCGTTTGGCCGTGGTATTCAGGGTTTTTGCGACGCGGCGATTAATTTCGGTGTTATCCAGGTGCTGCAGCTCGAGCGCCTCAGGCAATGCCCGCAGCCGATCGACGGCCGCGAGCACCTGGTCGGCCGGGATCAGGCTATAGATTCGATAGCTCGAGCTGTAGTCGACGCCGCCGCGCCGCTTGGCCTGCCCGCTGAATTCGAGCTCGAACTCGCCGACCTTCTTGAAGCGGCCGAGCGCCAAAATCTCAACCTCCCGGCGTCCGGTAACCATCGCAAGCCCAAGCGCCAGCGCCGAGAACCGCTGCACAGGCTCGCCATCACTGCCGATTTCGGCGTGGGTCAGTAGCCCATTTGCGATATCAATGAACTGGTGATAGTTGACCTCGATAGTGTTAGTTGCGCGCTTCTCAAGCGTTGCGGTGGCCTGAGTCGAAAGCTCTGCTTTTGTTACTGCAGGCAGCACCAGGTGCCGCATTACCTCATGGTCGAGTTTCATCCCTTGGATTGCGTCGAAAGCCTCGAGGTCGCGATCCTGACGAACTTGATTCAGCAGCTCACGGTGCGCGAGACGCAGCTCTGTGATGTTTTCCATTTCGGCCAGTGCGTGCAGCTGCTCGGCGTAGCGCGGGTGATGCTTCGCCAGGCGCCGCGCGGACTCCTCAAGCCCATGATGGCGCCAGTTCTGCGCAGTGACAGCCTTGCGAACGAGGGTCAAATATCGGCGATAGGTCGACGCCTTCAGCTTGTCATCTTCGTTTCGGCGCTTGTCCTCATACAGGCGCTTTTTAAGGCTCTCAGCCACTCGCGTTATGCGCTGAGTTTTCTTGCTGCGCGACATATGAGGGTCTGAGTCGATAAGCCGGATATCGGTAATCAGCTTGTCGATCAGAGGGGGCAGATCGATTTTCTGGCGAGTGGCTCCGCCGTAATTGCCAAAGCTGGCGCGCTCCTGGTCTGGCTGCATTTCATCACCTGTCATCAGTTCGTCGCTCATATATACACCCATTGCCCTAAGAAATAATAGAAGGTCGCAGCTATACACCTATAGCCCGTAAACCAATGTCAGCAACTATACACCCATTCCCCGCCAATGTATACACCCATTACCCGCATTAATATACACCCATTGCCCAATCCCCATGACTATACACCCATTGCCCAATATACATACACATAATAGTGCTATATTGGGCAATGGGTGTATACACCTATCACCCATTCTATACGTATAGAATGGGTGATCGGTGTATACACCCATTGCCCTAATATGATATAGGGCTATGGGTGTATATTGGTACGGGCTATGGGTGTATGGGGATAGTGGGCAATGGGTGTATATGTACACCCATTGCCCTATACCAAGATTGGTATCAGCGCGGAGTAGTCGGCTCGGAAGCTTCTATTAGGGAATGAGCCAGCTTAATGACCAACAACCCTGGACAAAGAGACTGATGCCTATACACCGCCAGGACCTGGCTCAGTCCCTTCTAGGACCACATGACGCGCAAGCCACGTAACACAAGGACTACAGGCGGAATGGAAAGGACAAGCCAAAGCGCAGAGACAGAGTCTCTGTAAAGGATGGCGCTGCGCGCTGTTTGTTTTGTACCTTTGTCCTTATGGCCCATTGTACAAAGGTACATTTGTACGTATATTGAGGCCTTCACCCAATCGCGAGGCCTTCAAAATGGCTGCAAGAATCTGGACCATACAGAACCAAAAGGGCGGCACAACAAAGACGACGACCGCAACGAACGTCGCCTGCTGCCTGGCCGACAAGCACGGTAAAAGCGTGCTCCTGGTTGACCTCGACGGCCGCCAAGGCTCAGCGACTGACTGGGCAACGTCGCGTGCTGACGACGCGACACTGATCCCCTGCGTAATCATGCGGGAAACGCTAAAGCGCGACTTGCCGCGAATCTCGAGCGGTTACGACTACGTGATTATTGACGGGATACCGCAGATCAGCACCCTGACGTCGGACGCAGTCAAGGCCTCGCACCTGGTCATCATTCCGGTGCAGCCGAGCCAATACGATATATGGGCAACCGCCGACATGGTCACGCTGGTGAAGGACCGTCAGGAGGTCACAGGCGGCACGCCTAAGGCCGTTCTTATGATCGCCCGAGCAATCGCAGGAACCATTCTCGAGCGCGACGCACAGCAGGCCTTGCTCAACTACGAGCTACCACTCACCGAAACCCAAACGCACCAGCGCGTCGCTTATGGGAAAGGCATTGCACAAGGGAACAGCGTTATGGACCTGGCGCCGGGCGACGATGCTCGTCTCGAGATCGAGGCCCTGACGGCCGAGCTCCTGGAGTTTGATAAATGACCAGCACAAAACTCAGCACCGAGCGACCAAGCCGCGCCGCAGCAGCCCAAATCGAGCCACACGTCGAGAAGGCGCGCCGCGCAGTAGTGACCGATTCGACCGAAGAGAAACAGCTTAAGGCGATCGTGCCGGTCAAGTACCACAGAGGCACAAACGACATCAAAAGCATGTCGGCCGACAATGTTCCGGTTAAGTATCTGATCATTGAAGCGCTCGACGATCTGTTCAAGAAATACGAGCAGGGGAAGGGGCATTACAACGTCGAAGACCATGCCGAGCTGAGGCGCCGGCTGGAATCATTGAAGTGAAGAAAGGACGCCTGGCAGCGGTTGCACCCGCCACCAGGCAAGACAGATAAACCTAGGGGGTTAACCATGTCCAAGATCGACTATATCACAGCGCGCAACCTGACTTTGCGCGACGCTGCAGACCCAGCTAATCGCGCCAAAGTGCGCGCCTACCTCGAGCAAGAATGCTGCCTCATCACCTGGCACGGCTTCCTGCGCATGATCGGGGAGGCCGGCCAATGAAACGCAGCGACGACCCGACAGGGCTGCAACTTCTCTTTACCGGCGCCGTGGCGATCGCCCTCGCGCTGCACGTCGTAGGCGTTTTTGTTTACCGCCTGTACAGCCAGCGTTTCACCCAGCGCGAAACCATTGCACAGGAAGAACAAGAATGATCACCGCCGTCGATTTATTCGCTGGATTCGGCGGCTGGACCAAGGGCGCGCAAATGGCCGGTGTCCAGGTGCTTTGGGCTGCAAACCACTGGCCGACAGCCGTTGAATGGCACGCCGCCAACCACCCGAACGCAATGCACGTATGCCAGGACCTGCACCAGGCCGATTGGTCGGCAGTCCCTGCGCACGACCTACTGCTAGCCGCCCCGTGCTGCCAGGGCCACACAAAGGCCCGCGGAAAGACTGCAGGAAACCCCCAGCATGACGCCTCGAGGTCGACCGCGTGGGCGGTAGTCTCCGCGATTGAGTTCCACCGGCCAGAGGTGGCCATCGTCGAGAACGTGACCGAGTTTATGAGCTGGGCGCTCTACCCTGCCTGGTCGCAGGCCATGCGGGCGCTCGGCTATCAGCTTGCGCCTCATATTGTCGACTGCGCAGATCTCGGCGTACCGCAGCACCGCGTGCGCCTGTTCCTGGTTTGCACTCGCAGCCGTGCGCCGCTCAACCTGCAAATTCAGCAGCACCACCACGTCCCGGCGTCGTCGTTTATAAATTTCGATTTGGGCAAGTGGTCACAAATCGAAAAGCCAGGTCGAGCCACGTCGACCCTGACCCGCGTAAAGAATGGTCGCGAGGCCTTCGGCGAGCGCTTCGTCATGCCGTACTACGGATCAGGCTCAGGCCTCACCGGACGCGACCTGAATCGGCCGATAGGGACAATAACCACCCGGGACCGCTGGGCAGTCGTCGACGGCGATCGCATGCGAATGATCAGCGCAGACGAGGTCCTGCGCGCCATGTCCTTTCCTGCCGATACCCGCCGCCCGACAAATAACCGCCTCACCGTCCACATGGCAGGCAATGCAGTGCCCCCACAAGCTGGCGCCGAAATCATCCGCGCCGTAAAAGCAGCCGCTTAGAGTGCCTACTATGACCAAAACAAAACCCACCCTCGCCGCCCTGCTCCTGCTCTCCCTGGCGCTCGCTGGGGCCGCATCCGCCAGAGACTGCGATATCGACCACGACGGGCGGACTGACGCAACGTGCGGCGGCCCTGATCGAGATCTCGACAATGACGCCCGCACCGACGCGACATTCGGCGGCTCCGACCGGGATCTCGACAACGACGGGCGCACAGACGCGCAGTTCGGCGGCAGCGATCGCGACAGCGATAACGACAATCGCACCGACGCGACATTTCGCGGCCCTGACCGAGATCTCGACAACGACGGACGCACCGACGCAGAGTTCGGCGGACCCGATCGCGACGTCGACAAAAGGTACTGACCCCAGCCAACTCCGCATGTAACCAGCCCCACAAGCCCGCCCACTCGGCGGGCTTTTTGCTACCCTGCGCGCCTAAACCGAACGGAGATCCGCGCGCATGAAAGCAAAGCCCATCATCATTGGCGTCGTCGCCGTCGCCCTGGTGGCGATCCTGGTTAACGACCTGGTCAAAAAGGACGACCACGCGCTCGAGCGCATCAGCGAGCGCGCCGGGCTGGCGGTCAACTGCAAGATCCTCAAACAGGACGGCGGCCGCTGGGGCGTCTGCAGGTACAAGAACGGCGCGCCGGCAAGCGTCTGGCTTGATCGCCAGGGGACGTGGGTCGCCGCCAACGGCAACGCGATCGGCGTCGTCGACAAGCTGGCCAACGTCCAGGACCTGCAGAACCTCCCCGCCGTCATGCGCGATTACCAGTCGCCGCCGACCATGCCCGGCGACCTGCTCGAGCAGTAACGCCAGAAACGAGAAAAGCCCCCACCGCCGTTAGGCAGTGGGGGCTTTTTTATGCTGCAGGGATTGTCGCAGACAGCGAGCAGCGGTAACTCTGCTGCCGACTGCCGTTTGCCGTCACCTGGTCGATTGACCACTGACCGCGCATGAATGACGGCCAGGTGTCGTCGAGCTCGATCAGGCCCTCGGCTGCGAGATCTGGATTACCGGGGCAATCGATCTGTAGTTTCATTTCCTCGCGCTTGATCTTGCGCACCTCACCCTCGCCCGCTGCCTTTGCCTCGGCCTCGTTCTGGTAGCGCTGGCGCACGCGCTTAAACGGCTCCGCGCCGGTTTCGACCACGCACTCTTTGCCGCTGGCGCCATCCCACCAGACCGTTTTGCAACCCTTGAACTTGACGCGGCTTTCTTCGTCAAGCGTGGCATTGATAAACGATCGGTCGTTCGGCGAGTTCCCTTTCGTGACCGACAAGGTCACGACCGGCAAGGTCTTGCCCGACAACGATTTCACCTGGCCACGGCGAGCCATGACGTAGAGCTCGTTAACCGGTTTCGTGACGGCGTCGTATTTGCGCGAGATCCGCGTCAGAAACCCCATGTCGGTTTCATTCGACTGGTCGACGTGGTCGATCTGGATTGCGTCCAGGTCTGCCGCAATGCGAGGGGAAAAACCGTGGCGCGTGGTCAGCTCCCGAAAGATTGCGCCGAGCGTGGTCGGTCCAAAACTGGCCGACTTTCGGGCCTTGAATGCCGTCTCGTCGGCCACCTTGAAAGGAACTGCAGTGGCGACGATTTTCAGCAGCGGCGGGAACAACTGAGGCCGGCACCGCGTGATATTGAATTCGCCCTTATCGACGAGCCCCGACTCGAGATAACCGACCTTTAGGCCGATTTTACCGTCGAAACTGGGCAAGCCCTCGAGATCATCGATCCGAACCGTCAAATTCAGCGTGTCCGACTTCACGCCCGAGGCGTCGACATGCTCCCAATCGACCAGGCGAGCATTAATCAACGCCGCGTTGGCGCCTGTGATCTCGACTGCCGGCGTAAATCCAAGCGCCATACCCTACCCCCTCAATCCCACGCCGAAATCGGCTTATCTGCAGCCGCTTTCGCGGCCAGCTCGGGCAAAAACACCCACATATCACCAGGCAACGCCGGGCCATGCTCGGCCAACCCTGGATTGACCAGCCACATAGCCTCCTCGGCCGCGTCGTCAGACCGGCCGAGCTCGCGATAAAGCAAAAGGTTGACCGTGTCGCCCGCGATCGTTCGCACTCTGCGCATTAGAAGAACTCCGAAAGATCAAGCGACCACTCCAGAAGGCTCGTCGTACCGTCCTCGAGCACGCGCTTTTGCCCCTCGTTGACGTTATCAATCCGCCACCGACCCCACACACGACCGATACCGTCGACCAGGACGTAAGGCACCCGCGCGTTGGCCATGGCGCGCAGCTCGTCGAGCTTGGCCATGCCTTCCGCCCACTGCGCCTTACCGTTTAGCCTGAGCTCCTCGAGCCCTTGGCCCGTTTGGTGCGACCGTGGCTTACTGCTGATTATGTCCAGGCTGACCCAGCCGCCCGACGTCTTGCGATCGAGCGTTTCATAAGGAAAACCGCTCGAGAGCCCGAAAACGAACTCCCCGAGCGCCATTTGCTGCGCCATCGTCA